GATCCTACTTTCCAAACATACTTTAACCAAACACAAGGTATACAGAGAAAGAAATTCCAATCAGATACAACTGATACTCTTTTACAAGAATTCTTTAATGAACCTGAGGTTAACTTAATTGCACAATATACTGCATGTTTAATTCCTGATTTTGTAGATCTTATTGGTAATAATCTTTTTGTTGAAAAAGTTATTAATACTGATACTGCTTCAACAGGACTTTTCTGTACTGTTAATGAAGATCTTTTTAGTGGAGATATTCTTATTGACGGTGTACCTGGTGGTATAGATCTTATTGGACATAATATTGAATATGCTCAAACTGTAGGTATTCAAGATGATGTTAATTTCTTATCATATAATGGTGCAATTGTAAGTGATCTTGAATATTGTCAAGAATCCGTAACTCCTAATACTGCAACACAAACAACCGAAACAGTTTCAGTTGTTCAGTTAACAGGTGGTGACATACAAATACAAGTTCAAGGTTCTGTTGGAGATGCAGTTTATGATGCATTTGCCAGTATGACTGCAAATACGGCAACTGCGGTTGGCTCTTATATACTAGGTGATCAAAATGGAGAATACATACCTGTACTTTCAGTTCAAGTAACATCTACTATTGTTACTGTTGTTGTATCAGATGCAGGTACAACTACAACACTAGATTTTCCAACTGCATCTTCTACAACTTATACATATCTTAACGAAGAAGATTTTGGTTTTGTTGTTGATGATGTGGTAACTGCCGGCGAAGCTTCAATGGTAGGTTCTTACGGAACTACACTTTATACACAATTTTCTAATGGTACTCTTACTGATGGTGATGAAGCAGTATTTGAACTTTCTTCAGTAGAATTCACTTCATACTTAGTATTTAATGCAGTATCAGTAGGAGAAATCTTTACAGGTCCTACTACATCAGTTGCTATTTCAGATCCTAATTATTATTTACCTGCTGTAAGAATAAATGCTTACCAAGAAGATTCATTTACTAATCCAACAGATCCTACTGAATTTACATTAGATGGTTCAGGTTTATTCCTTAAAAAGGATGGAACCGCTGCAACTGTTAATTGTTTAAATGTACAAACACTTAAAGGCGCACTTAATCTTGGCATTGAAATTATTGCAGATTATTTAACTGAACCTTTGCTTAAGCCGAATCAGGTTTTAATTAATTCAAGTGTATCTGAAGCTGCTGATATTGTTGTAGGTAATTACTTACTTAACTTCGAAGGTTCTATTGCAGTACCTCACTCAAGATTAACAAGAATTAATGTTGTTGTAGGTGGTTTAACAAATGCTCAATACTCAACAATTCCTGTAGGTCAAACTGCACTTTTGGTTACATGCCAAAGCGATATTGTAACTTCAACTTTACCAGGTTCTCCTACACAAAAATTAGTTGAATTATATTATCCTATTGATAGATGGGTTGACTATCTTAACATCTTTACTCTTGATGGATTTACACTTTTGGCTAATAAACATGTTCCTAACGGAAGTAATGATAGACAAAATCAAATTTTAAATGGCACTCTTAGCGGAACAAACCTTTTCAAAGCATTAACAAATAGAGAAGTAATTAATTTCCGTTATGTTGTAGATACATTTGGTAATGGAATTGAAGCAGGTTCTAAATCAATCTTTACACAACTTTGTTCTACTAGAAAGAATGCATTTGCAATTATAAATGCACCTTCTGCAAAAGATTTTAAAGACAATACTGATCCTAAATTCTTAGATGCAACTGGAGCTTTAAGTTCTAGATTTATTTCAACTGGTGGTAATCTTTCACTTAATCCTACTATTAGATACTCTTTACCATCTTCTACTCAAGGTGGCAGTTGGGGAGCATTCTATTATCCTTTCATAACTGTTAGGGATTTAGGAAAGAACATTAATGTTCCACCTGCTGCATATGTTTCTAATAATTATATTGCAAAATATGAAAACGCACTACCTTGGTCGATTGTTGCAGGTGTTCGTAGAGGTGTTATAGGTGGAAGTGGTGTTGTAGGATTAGAGATTAATCTTGATCAAGAAGATAGAGAATACCTAGAACCATTTGGTTTAAATCCTATTGTTTTCCAAAGTGGAACAGGTCCTACTATATTTGCAAATAAAACTGCTCAACAAACTCCTAGATCTGCATTAAGTTCAATTAACGTTAGAGAGGTTGTTATTTATATACAAGATGGTATTGATGCAATTCTTAAAAACTACTTATTTGAATTTAATACTGCACAGACAAGATTAGAAATTAAAACACTTGCTGATAACTTCTTATCTACTGTTCAAAATGATGATGGTGTTTATGATTTTAGAAATGTTATGGATGAATCCAATAACACGCCTGAAGTAATTGATCAAAATATTGGTATACTTGATACTTATATTGAGCCGGTAAGAGGAATGGAAATTCTTGTACAAAGAACTACAATTTTAAGAACTGGTGCAATTAGTACAGGAAACTTCCAATAAGTTGAATAAATAAAAAAATAATTAAGAGATATGCCTTTACCACATTATACTCAATCTACTGCAAGTACTCAAAGATATGAGCCTATTTATCCCAGTCTTTTTGAGGTAACTGTTTTTACTCCATTTGCTAGTAACACAGGACTTATTCTTGAACACGTTAAAAGCATAGGTGGACTTGCTGGTATCAACCCTTCGGTTGATGCAGTTGGCCAAAAGTATAAATTTGCAGATAGATCATTTGCAGGTATGCCTGGACAAACTTATGTTGATCTTTCATTAGTACTTACATTAAACTTAAATGATGCTAATGAAAACTACATCTATAATAATTTTCGTAATTGGTATAAGTTAACATACAATCCACTAACCGGTGAAATGGGACTTAAACGTGATTATGTTGGTAGTATGATAGTAGTTCAGTACAACAGAGCAGGTGACATTTTTAGAAAAATTACATTTAAAGACGTATTCCCAACTGGTACATTAGAAACAATGGGTGATCTTGCCTATGAAACTAATGATCCTGCTGAATTAACAATGACACTGCGTTGCGATCACTGGGTTGAAGAAAATGTAGGAGAATAGTAAAAATTAGTATAAAGAATTAGGGATTTAGGTCCCTAATTTTTTGTCTTATCCTTAATATATAATATAGAATATAGATTATGATAATATTTAAAGTAACTCATCGTGATAGCGGAAAAGTCTATATAGGACATGCTATGAATGATAATCCTAATAATTTAGGAACAGGCAAGTATATAAAAAAGGCTGTAAAAACATTTGGTTCTGAATCTTTTGACAAAGAAATTCTTGAACAGTTTTCAGAAGATGAATCCTTAAGTACCATAATGTTGAGGTTTGAACATTGGATTAAAAAGTACAAATCAGATAATCCTAAATATGGTTGGAACGAAACCGTTGAAGAACTAATACCTCAAAGAAAAAGACTTACTAAAAAATTACAGGTTTTGCTAACACCTGAAGACGAAGATAAGCTTAATTTTATAATTATACAAAAATCAATGGAAAAAGGCATTAAACCTATTTCTTTATCTAAATACATAAGACAAATAATTGTTGAACATATTATAATAGAGAGTTCACCTGAAAAACAACTAATTAAAATAAAAACTTATGAGTAATCACGAAGACAATATTAAAAAGGAATTTGAAGAAGCAGAAGGTCTATATGAAACTGCAAAAACAGATGAAGGAAAAATTACATCTTTAGGTAAAACTGATCCTAAAAAAACTTTAAATCTAACAACTGCCGACGATGTTGAAGTAAAAAGACTTAATGAAATGGTTGGTCACCAAAGACTTAACTTAAGTCTTTTACCATCTAAGGGTAGATTTTATAGAGATGATTTTGAAATTTTTATTAGAGCAGCAAGGGTAGGTGAAATTCGTGACTTTTCAACAGTTGACGAAAATAACATTCGTGATGTTGATGATAAATTAAATGGTATTATAATTAATTGTACAAAAGTAATGTACGGGCCACAAAGAGGTTCTTATAAAGACATTCTTGAAGAAGATCGTATATATGTACTTCTTGCAATTAGAGAGTTAACCTTTAAAGAAGGTGAACAAAAACTTTTAATGCCTGTTACAAAGAAATCATGTAAAAATTCAACATGTAAATCTCAGGAATCTGTTGAGTTAAGAACAAACAATTTACAGTTTTCTATACCTGAAGATATTCTTGAAAAATATTATGATTCTTATAATCGTTGCTATTCTATTGAAACAAAAAATTATGGAGTAATCACAATGGCTCCGCCTACAATAGGTGTTATGAGAGCAATAACAGATTATGTTAGGGTTAAAGAAGAAAAAGGCCAACCTTGGGATAAATCAATGTTATCAATTCTTCCCTATCTTCAAAGAGAATGGAGAGGTTGGGTCGAAAAGGATATTTTTGCAGCCATAACGTCTTTTCAAGGATGGGATTCAACAAAATATTCAATTATTTACCGTTTGGCAGAACAAATGAAAATCGGTGTAAAACCTGAAATGAATTTCCCTTGTCAAAGTTGCGGTGAGGAGGTCACCGTACCGCTTTCCTTTCCCGGAGGTATCAAGGCTTTATTTATTATTCCAGATATCACTTCTGAACTTTTATAAGGTTAGAGTTATACTTATGGAGAAATTGCATATCCAACCTTCAGAGTTGGATATGCTTCCTTTTTATGAATACGAATATACAATAGAGTTGTATAATGAAGTAATGAAAGAGCGTAATGATAAAGAGGAAAAAAATACAGAAGATCAGCAAAATAAATATAATATGAACAGTATGAAAAGTCAGGCAATGAAATCCATACCTTCGTATAAAACGCCTTCTGTTCCTAAAATAAGTATACCTAAATTTTAATGGCAGCAGTTACACTTAAGGATTTAATGAATCCTTTAACCAAAATAGAGGATTACACAAATCAAACTTCACAAAAACTAGATAAAGTTATAGCTTTATTAGCTAAAGGCGGTAATCCAGCTGCATCTTCAGGCGGTGAAACTAAAGTAAATAAAAAAAATATAGATGCAATAAATGCATTAGGCTCTGGTATAGGACCTTTACTTAAATCTTTACTTTTAATTAAGCTTGTGCCTACTAGTTCAATAGATAAATTAGGTCAAATTATAACAATAATTGGCGAAAGTCTTAACAGTTTAGAAAACCCAGATAATGCTTTAAAGGCCGCTAATGTAATTCAAATAATAGGAAATAACGTTTTACTTTTTGCTATAAGTTTATCAATAGCAACACCTCTTTTAATTTTATCATTACCAGGTGCTGTTGCATTAGGATTAAGTTTACGATTGCTATTTGCAGCAATGGGTGAAATTAGCGAAGATCGTGTAAATAATCTTAAAAAGGTTGTTTATGAACTTTCTTTAGGTATAGGGATGTATTCTCTTGTTATGGTTGGTGTATACTATGGTGCTCCAATGATAATAGGTGGAGCTATTGCATTTGGACTTTCTGTAAGACTTTTAGTTTTAGCAGCAGGTGCTGGATTCAAAGGAATGGCACAAATGGCAGCAATAGGATATTTAGCAAGTAATGTTTTAGGGTACTCTTTAACGATGGCTTTAACAGCAATTCTTTCTCCTCTTGTTATTATAGGTGCAGTTGCATTTGGTCTTTCTGTAAGACTTCTTCTTCTTGCAATGGGAAAGAGCGCTAAATCTACTCTTGCTATATTAGCACTAGGAATTTTAGGCCAAGGCGTTTTGGAATTTGTTCTTACAATGGCTTTAGTTGGTTTAATTGCACCTCTTGTTCTAATAGGTACTGCATATTTTACTGCTAGTTTAATGATATTAAATATAGGTTTAGCAATTGCAGGAAATAAATCAACAATAAAAGGTGCTATTGCTTTAGCATTAATAGGACCTGCTGCAATAATTTTTACATTATCGATGGCATTTGTTTCATCTATAATAGGTAATGATTACCAAAGGTTTATTATTCCTACACTTGTTATAGGTATAACAGCTGCTGCATTTTATTTAATAGGAAAGGGTGCAAAAGAAATAGCTTTAGGGGCACTTGCGTTTGCAGCAATAGGTTTATCGCTATTGGTATTTAATATGGGTTACATTCCATTCATAAAAACAATAAACACAATAACACCTGAAAGTTTTGCTACTCAAGCAGGAGTTCTCGCTGCATTTGGTATAGGTTCTGTTGCTTTAGGTGCTGCTATTGTTGCAACTGGCGGGGCTGCATTTTTAGCACCACTGTTATACATAGCAGCAGGTGTTGCATTAA